TACAGCGAATCCCCCGGGACATACTCCCAGCAGGGCCGCCGCTTTATGGCGTCATGGAACTGTCTCCGGGTCCCGGAAGGCGTCTCATCCCATGTGTAGTACGAAGTGTGGACGATGCAGTCCTCATAGTTTCCCCACCCTGACTGGAGTTTCAGGTTGTTGCGGTCAGGATGATAGCCGGCCCTGGATACGTTCTCCGCACCTCCGAGGATCAGATAATCCGGTGTCAGGTTCGACATCGGGTTATAGGTGATCTCCGTACCTTCATACTGGTAGTTCACTCCCCCGAGGCCTTTGACCGTATCCCCATACAGTGCAAGACCTGCGTAAGGATAGCTGGCGCTCCGGTCCGAGCCGGCAATGCCCTCATAGAACTCATAGTCCATTCCCTCCGCGGCAATGCCCAGTTCCATGTAGGGGATCTCCGTACCGCCGTCATGGCTTCCCCGCATCGACAGCTTCCCATCAGCAATCCTCGTCTTGTGGGTGACATCATAGGTCACCGGGGAGTAGGTCCCTTCAGCCGTCTCCACCTGGGCCGTGACCTGCGTGCTGCCGGCATTCTGGAAATCCCCGGACACCAGGTTCCAGTAGGTATCCGCGGTAGGCCCCTGGATCATGATGGCCCGGAGGGTCCCCGTCGTAATGAAATCCGCCACAAACCTCCCGTCCAGTGTCCAGGCCGTCGAGTAGGTCGCTCCGCCATCTGTGGAAAAGCCGATGCCGCTCATGTTGATGCGGAGGATGTTGGTGGCTGTCAGGATACTGTCTGTATCCATGATGAGGAGTTCATTGGGCCTTCCGTTCACATCCCTGCCGATGACCAGGTGGCCGCCTTTCCCTCCCGTGATCAGATCTGTCGCGGTGCTGATGGCTGCATCCAGCATGGTCTGGACACCGGCAGTGGCCTTCCTTACTTCCTTGTCGATATCTTCTGTCAGCGTCTCCCCGAAGGTGACCTGAGGCTGGCCAAGTTCCATCCGGTCATACCGGTCAGCCAGAACGTTGTAAACAGTCTTGATGACCTTGATTCCTGTCGCTGTGACACCGAGCGCCGGATAAAGGACGTCGACCGTATCACAGAGCCGCACCTTCTGGAGATTGGCAACAGCTGCGTACTCCGTCGTCTGCCAGAGCTGGATAAAGTCGACCACGATATTCTCCGAGGGGATCCATGGCCTGTGGTCTTCCAGGTACTGCTGCGCAAACGTTCGCAGCTGGGCTTCTGTCGGCTCTTCAGGAAACTCTGTGGAAAGATCCATCACGACCGGCTTCGGATCTGTGACGTCGGCTGCCGATACGATCTTCTCCGGCAGTGTCACCAGTGTCTGTACGCCATCCACTTCCGACGCCCAGTAGGGGACGATAGCGTTATAGAGGCTTCCCGCATCAACGATCTGGTTCAGGTCGCTGAGGTTCTTTCCGTACCGGATGGTAACGCCTCTGTTCACGCCTCTGCTCCCGTGGAGCTTTACGGTCCATTTTTCAAACTCCCACTCACCGCCGTAAACATCGAGTAAGGAGCCTTCCACACCGCCCAGGAGCGACCGGACGGAGGACGGCACGGAGACAGCAAAGTCCGCCCTGGTCGTCTTATCCGTCCAAAAAGTGAAGGGACAAGCGCTGATGGCGTTAGTGGACAGCCCTGCCAGAGCATCCTGAACATCGTTAGCCGTGAAGGGATCCACGATCACGTTGGAGAGCCGGTAGGACAGATGCCTTGCGTTAAAGGTCACCTGGCCATCCATCGGCGCAGACCGACGATAAATAATAAAGGGCTGCACATCCCCGTCATCGTCATGGGTACAGGCAATGATCCTGCCCTCTGAGATGTCCTGGTAGTGCCGCCCTGTGATGGGATAGACGAACTCGCACTCGTAGGGTCCGTTCCTCTCCTCCGTCACGATGCACCGGATGCAGTCGGCCAGCCTTCCGATGCCGTTGGACCTGAATTCAGTTTCTGTATAGTCGTATAAAATCGGAATCATCTATACCCTCCACCATCTGGGTGTGATATGAACTGAAGTAATGGTGCTGTCATAAGCGATGCCTGTTTCGCCGGCGGGGAGCACAGGAAAGTCATTCCCTGAAAAGCCCACCAGGGAATTGCAATTAGCATCATAAGAAAAGCAGTCCATCATCTCACAGTCGATATCGATATGTGTGTAGCTATGCTCGGCGACAGTGACCGTGACATCCCCAACTGTCAGCTCGCCATAGCCGGTCACCCGGATCAGAGGCCTTGCCGGCATGAGCGTGGGATTGGTAATGCTGCCGCCGGTTGATAACGTAACCGGCGTTTCCCCGGACACCAGGTATCTCTGCGGCTTACACTCAAAGGTCAGGTCAAACTCTCCTGCCTGAAGGCGTGGTTGCATCTCCGCCTCAAGACCTCCCTTATACACAGCCAGGCGGTACTCCTCCGGGTGATAGGAATCCGTGAGCCTTACATACCCGACCGTCGACAGGAGCATGGACCTCAGAGCAGCCAGGTTATCTTCCGCATCCGCCACGATCCCGCAGCGGTAGGTCAGTTCTACGTTTTGGAGCCGGGTACTGATACTTAGAAGGTCACCATCTCTCCCCGGGATACTGATGTTCTGGTACTCCCTTGCCGGACTGTTGTAGGTGCCGGCTCCAGAGAGATAGACGCCATAGTCTCGGCTGTCCTTCCCTCCGAAAGAGAAATAATTACGCATACACTGCTCCCTTCTGCCTCTGTACCTGGGTCATCCGCTTTGCCACCTCATCGGCAAGCTGCCTGACATCCATACCCGGGGCAGCGTTGACGGTGATGTAGGTATCGCCGCTGGCTCCCACCATCTCCCGAAGCTTTTTGAGGCTCATCACGATCTCCGCTCCTGCTCCGTCGCCAAAGCCCTTCACCCCGCCGATGGTCGGCAGGACCGTAGGGGATGTGAAGAGGACCGGATTGTCATAAGCCTTCCGGTACCAGTCAACAGCAAAGGAAGGCTTTGTGCCTGCTCCGCCAAGACCGTAAGGAGGCGTACCTCCGGAGATCCGAAAATGCGGAAGTTTGAAGTGCGGGAGGTTCAGCTTACAGTTGTTGATAATGTTCTTGATCTTGTTGATGGCGTTGCTAATTGCTGTCTTTGCGCTTTCGATCGGACTTGTCATCGCAGTCTTCACCGCATTGAACTTGCTGGTCACGGCGCTTTTCAGGCTTTCCACTGTAGAAGACACGGTGCTCTTCAGCGTATTGAAGGTGTTCGTCACAGCTGTCTTCGCGCCAGTCACAGCATTCGTGACGGCTGTCTTCAGGGTTTCCCATTTCTCCGTCACGGCCTTCTTCAGGTTCTCTGCTGTAGTGACAACACCAGTCTTGATCATGTTCCAGTCATGGATAAGGCCGTCCCTCATCTGCCTGCAGGCATCAACGATCTTGTCCCAGTTCCTCACGATCAGGATTCCTGCTGCGATGGCCGCGCCGATCCCAATAACCAGGGGGCCGGACAGGAGTCCGATCAGAGGCGCGAGGACACCCATGATGGTGCCGACTGCGGAGATCATGCTGCCGATACCGATGATGATATTTCCGATCAGCATGATGACCGGAGCAAGGGCAGCGACGATTCCGATGATGGTAAGGATCATCTTCTGCTGCTCCGGGGACAGGTTCCGGAGTCTCTCCGTGATCGTCTTTACGACCTCTGCCACCCGTTCCAGTGCCGGTGCCAGAATGGTGGCCACGTCTGCGCCGATCCGGGCAAATGTCCCACCAACATTGGCCTTGAGTTCATCGATGGTGTCATTGGTCTCGTTAAGGGCATCCAGCGTATCCTGGGAAAGGATGAGGCCTGCTTCTTCTGCCTGATTGCCGAGGTCCTTCAATGCCGCGCCTCCGTCATCGATGATGCCGGCCAGCTGATCCGCGCTCTTACCAAAGATCTCCATTGCGATCTGGTCACGCTCGGTCTCGTTGCCGACCTTGCTGAGCGCTGCCAGAGTATCGTAGAAGACATCCTCCACGTCACGCATCTCGCCATTGGAATCCTTGACCGAGACTCCCAGCTTCTTAAAGGCCTCATTGCTCTCCGTCATCTTGGGCTTCATCTTCCTAAGCGCCCCGGTGATGTCTTCCAGAGACACGTCCACCAGGTCAGATGCATACTGCATCTTTTGGATGGACTCTGTGGAAAGGCCTGTCTGCTTGGCCAGGGTGTTGAGGTCGTCCGCGTTCGTGACAGCATCATACCCCAGCTTCAGGAGGGACCCGCCCAGGGCGGCAGCCGCAGCGGAAGCAGGGGCCAGCTTCTGTCCGAAGTCTGTGACCTTCTTCCCGGCGTCCTGCAGTGCCTGGCCGACAGCCTTCACCTGCTGGGAGGCGACAGAGCCGAACAGCTTATACTCCTTCTCCAGACCGCCGAGGTTTTGCTCAGTCTCAATGATCTCGCGCTGGAGGGAATCCCACTGAGGCGTTCCTTCTTGCACGCCTGCCTGGGCTTCTTTTAGGGTAGAGAGCCGCTCCCTCGTCAGTTTGATCTGATTCTCAAGAAGCTTCTGCTTCTGAGTCAGGAGCTCTGTATTTTTCGGATCCAACTTCAAGAGTTTTGTGACATCCTTGAGGTCAGACTGGGTAGAGCGAATGGTCTTATCCACAGACCGGAGGGCTTTGTCCAGGCCGGTTGTGTCGCCACCGATCTCAACGGTAATTCCCTTGATCCTGCTTGCCATGAGGGTTCACCTCCTTTCTCAGAGCATGAAAAAAGCACCGCCGAAGCGATGCTTTAGTGACTCAATTATCTACTAACGCTGACAGAATACAGCGATCAGTTTTTAATGGTTGCTTTACTATTATACCAATTTTCTACGTTATTGGCTGTAGCCAAACATATCCGGGGTCAACTGAACTTTAAATGTTATGTCTTTAAAATCGTCGAAATTCTCATCGTCTATATATGCTGTCATCATAAAAGCAAAGGTGTGATTATCCGACATTTTCAGGATATTCTCATATTTGTCAGTGCTTTCTCTAAACGTACTGAATACTATTCTGGTATCATTTGGCAAAACATCTGCATATGCAAAACTGCTCCATCCGTCAGTATCCGAAAGGCATTGTTTTTGTCCGTCAAGCACAGTATCTCCATCTTGGAAAACTGAAATATGATAATCCGTTTTATTAGTCATAGAAACTGTAAATGTCCCAGTCGCATTTTCATAATCAGTTATTGAAATTGTGACTATATCAGAGTCTGTTAATACGATAGGGTAAGCGGCTTTTTTGAAGCATTCTGAGCAATACTTTTTCCCTTCATATTTAAGTAATGCCTTATTGTTTTTGGGATGAATGGAGTTGCATGAGTCACAATACTCTACACAGTTATCGCAGTATAGTATTCCGCCTATAGCATGAAGCTCTTCACTCCCCTTCACAAAAACAGAATTGCATGATGCACAATAAGCAATACAGTTCTTACAGTATTTTTTGCCGTCAATCTCTTGAAGTTCATCACTACCTTTAGTGAAAGCAGTATCACACGATTCACAACGATCCACACAATTTACACAATAGTAGTTATCATCAATTTTGTATACTTTATCACTGCCCTTTGCATACGGCTCACCGCACGCGGCACAATTTATAGTACAGTCCTTACAGTATTTCTTGCCCTCAATCTCCTGAAGCTCATCACTGTCTATAACAAAAGGTGTGCTGCACGATGCGCAACGTTCTATGCAATTTTCACAGTATGTAGAATTCTCTATTACTACCTCTTTATCCTCTTCTATTTCATTGCCGCAATTAGCACATTTCTTAGCACATCCGCATAATGACAAAGCACAAACCGTCAAGATAATAATTGTCAATAATCTATTTTTCATCGTGCTTTCCTCTTTGTGAAATAAAGATTTGACACCTAGTTCTCAATTTGTAAGCTTATTCTTAGGGAAAAAACTCACGGGGGTTTAGCAAATGATGATGGCTTTTCAATTAACAAAATGTCCCTCCCTGCATCTGGATGGACAAGTCCTGTTTCCACTCTTCTTCAAAGGCTAAAACACTGTGTCCATCACCACTGGTATTATTCGGACCCAAATACGTCCTTATTAATTGTAACATATGTGATAGCGTCCTCATAGAGACCAATCTGTTACATATTAGTTCCTCAGAATCTATCATACTCCTCCTGCCCAGCCACCTGCTCATACTTCACATCATCATTGCTCCGCTCCGTCCAGATGTCCAACACCATGCCGATCGTCAGAAGATCGAGGTCCCTGAGTGATAATCCGATCTCCAAACAGCGAAGGAGAAACAGCGCAGTAGTCATCTCCCGGCTGCTGCGCTTAAGTTTTTTTTAGACTGGACTTCCGTGATGAGGTTGGTTCCCCACAGCTCCAGGATCTCCGGAAGGATCTCATAGATAGAAAACATCTCGAACTGCTCGAGCCACTCGTCAATGGTCCCTGGGATGGTCGGATCCGCATGGAATGCCATGATGTAAGCCACGTTCTCGAAGATCTCCAGATCCTCGATCTCCAGGCCGGAGTCGTCCTCGTCCCCCTTGTCCCTAAAGGATTTCTCAAGCCTGCTGAGGTCTTTGAAGATGTCCCGTTTGAACTTCAGGCGGTAGAGCCGCGGCACAGAAGCAGAGGACCGGAACTTCACTTCCCGGTCCCCCACCATGACAGTCTTCTCGATCATCCTTCACCTCCTGTTTCCACAGGCGTGTACACTGCTTCATACCAGCCGTTGTAGGTGGCCGCTGCCGTGTCATCTCCTGTCCGGCTCTTGACCAGGCCGTCCTCCCTCGGATCTGCCGTAAGGGACAGGGTCTCCGTACCAGGCTCGACTGTCTCCTCCTTGGTCTCCGACTGGATGGAAGGTCTGGAGGCTGTGCAGTTATACAGCACGTGCCGGATCGCGTTGATGTCCCCGTCGAATTCAAAGAGCAGCGCAAAGTAGACGCTGTCCCTGTTGTCAGCCTTCTCCACCAGCACACCGTTTGTATCCTTCGTCTCCTGGAGGATCTCTGTCCGGAACCACTCAGGGATCAGGGCAATCTCCAGGTCCCCGGAGTAGCCGTTGTTGGACGTACTGCGGTAGTAGACGATGCCGTCCGCGTAGAAGGGCGTCGACTCACCTTCCGCGTCCAGGGAGATGCTGACCGCGCCCGGGATGGCCTGCGGCGTAGCATACGTAAAGGCTGCCACGCCGTTCGTGACGGTCTTCGTCATCTTCGCCGCATGGACGTTCTTCAGGTTATATTTGATCTTGTTACCCATGTTGATCTACCTCCGTTTCAAATGCGTAGAGGACTTCATAGAGCCTTTCGCTCTCGATCCAGATCTCTGTCTTGTCATAAAAAATGCCGTGCGCATCCAGCACAGCCTCGAGTACTGCCTCCGTCTCCGGATCCTTTCTGTCCGTGTAGAGTTCCAGGTGAACCTCCGATATCTTCGCGTAGACCTTTCCGTCTGCAGCGAAATTGTCAGACCCGGGATACAGGAAACAGAGAAAAGGCGGATCCACAGCCTCTCCCTCTGCGAAGTGGTCATAAGCGAAAGGGATCCCTGTCTCCGCCAGCATCTCCATCATTTCAGTGCGTGTCATTGTCTTATCCTTTCAGTGCCTCTTCCACATCCTTCAGCAGCTGCTCTTCCCCGTGTGCCTCCGCCGGCGCGATGTGAGGGAAAGCCCTGGTCCTTCCGCCGCCTCGCTTGGCATGTCCGTGCTCCAGAAGGTGGGCCAGCATATACCGGGTCGGAGAATGTACGACCAGCTCCAGGGACTGGCTGGTCTCCTTCATGGTCTTTACCCGCCAGCTCTTTGCGTAAGCGCCCGTCTTTACCGGAGCGCCAGCGCCGATCTCCTTCTTCACAGTGTCTCCGGCTTTCTTTACGGCTGTCTTCATGCTGTCACCGGCAGCATAGCCATACTCCTGAAGAGCATCCATTACCGCGTCAGACATCTCGTCCACCGTCACTTTTCTCCCGGGCATCTTATCGCCTCACTTTCCGGCATCTGAACTTCAGGGCGTTCTTCTTATAGCTCAGGTGGTCCACAGCGAGGATGTCATAGATCTCCCCGTCCAGCAGGATCCTGTACCCGGTGGAGGTCACAGCCGCTGTCTCTGAAGAGTACCTGACCGTGACACTCATGTCTCCATGCTCCACTGTCTGCCCTGCTTCTGCCTGTTCCTGACCGCCTTCTCCGCTGATGGTCGCCCAGCAGGTGAAGTAGTCCTCCCATGTGTTCTGATGGTTTCCGTATCTGTCCATGACGGTCTCGTTCTTCTGGATCGTCACCCGCTTGTTCATCGCTCCGATATCCATCACACCACTCCTTCCCGGATCGCGAACAGGATGGACCGGAGGGTCAGTGTCAGCGCGTGATGGTCCGCCTCCTCCCGGTGCTCAAAGAGATATCCGAGCGCGTACAGGATGGCGAGCTTCATCGTCTCCCGGACGGGAGCGAGGGACGTATCTTCCGTATCGGAATCGATGTCCTCCCACTCCTCATCCGTAAGCCTGGCCACATCCACACAGAGTCTCTCCGCAGCGGATAAAAGGGTGCCGATCATGGCATCCTCATCCGCCGTATCCACCCGGAGGTACCCTTTGGCTTCATCCGGCGTTACAAGTGCCATGACCGGTCACCTCCCTTCTCAGGTACCGCTGCTGGCAGTACCGGTGCCGAGGGCCATGACCTGCATCGCCTCCGGCAGGATGAGCTTGCCGTCTACTCTCTGGGTGCCGATAAAGCCCACCTGGTCATTCACGGCGTACAGCTCGTTGAGTCTCTTGAACGTCCGGCTCTGTCTGTCAGCGATCCAGTAGTAGGAGAAGTCGCCGAAGAGGAGGACCTTCTTGTTCTTGTCGGTCGTAGCGTTGCCGGTGATTGCCGGCATGTAGCCGCTGGTGTAGATGGGTCTTCCGAGAATGGTGTCGGGCTTGCCAACATCCAGGCCCGGCTTCCAGATGTAGTGGCCGTTCAGATCCTTGAGCAGCATCAGCTGCAGCAGCAGGGTCTCATTGCACAGGAAGGAGGCGTTCCTTCTGTAGGGGGACTTCAGGCTGTAATACAGCTTATAGACGTTGTCGAAGTGGACCGTCTGGGCGTTCGCCGTGGTGTTGCCGGCAGATGCAGTGAGACTGGTCAGGATACCGGTCGGCATGCTGGGAGTCGTCTGCGGATTGGCGGAAGGGCCGGTGCCGTTGATGAAGGCATCCTCCTCCGCGTTGCCGAACCTCACGCCAAATCTCTGCGCGATGTGGCCGGCGATGTCGAAGGCGGAGTCGTTCAGGAGCTCGTTACTTACCTTGATCATGCAGCCCAGCTTGTAGGCGCTCAGGGTCTCCTGCGCAAAGCTCATATCGGACTCCTGGATAGCTGCACCTTCCTCGATCCAGGACGCGGTGCCGGTGTCCATTGCGAGCGGGATGGTCCTGGTACCGGAGTTCGTGTGGATGGTCTTTGCCAGGGTGCGGAAGATGTTATTCTCCTCAAGGCCCTGGATCAGCTGCCTCTCAAACTCATCCGGCACGGTGTAGCCACCGTTCTGGTCGACGCCCACACTCAGGGCATCGCGGACCTCCATGGTGTTCACGCCGCGCATCATGTTCCAGAAAGCGTCGTTGTACTCGGCAGTGGCAGTGGGCCGCACGCTGCCCTTTCTCTGGCCGGCTCTCGGATCCGCGTGGACAGGTGCAGACGTTGCCGCGGAGAGCTTCGCGTCCATCTCCATCTGGTCCTCCAGGCGCCTGATCTCATCGCCCAGGGCCTTCACGTCGGCAGCCATCTTCTCATACTGCTCGACTGCGGATGCCTCCACCAGGCCGTTGTCTCCTCTGTGCTCCTCCAGGAAAGACTTGGTCTGTTCCCAGAGAGTGTTACGTTTGTTTCTCAGTTCGATGATCGTGCTCATTCTGTTCCTCCTTGTGGAAAGTCATGTGGAAAATGTGTAAACAAATAGCCGGGTTCCTCATCTGAGGAACTCCAGCTGGTTTCTGAGGATCTGATAGGGCACTGCCCCATCTTCTGTCTTACCGTCCATGCCGATCTGAGGCTCTTCCCTGGCGCGTGGCTGCACCGTGTCCGTAACCCCCAGTCTGTTCAGGATGGCCATATCCATCCGCCTGGTGGAATACAGCTGCGCTGTAAGGACCGGCTCTTTATCTACAGGCCCTGCGGGAGTCCCCTCATCTGCCTCTTCCGTTTCCGGCTTCTTCCCGTCGTACAGAATCTCGTCACAGAAGCCGTAGTCCAGCGCCTTCTTGGCGTTCATCCAGGTCTCCTCACTCATGAGATCCGCGATCTTACTTCGACGCATACCGGACTTGGCGGCATAAGCGTTGATGATGGATTCCTTCACCTCATTCAGTGTCTCGATGGCCTTCTCCATGTCCCTGGCATTCCCCATAGCGATGGTGGACGGGTCATGGATCATGAGAAGGGCCGTAGGGGACATCTGCACCCGGTCGCCAGCCATCGCCACGACGGATGCCGCGGACGCTGCGATCGAGGCGATCCGGACCGTCACCTGTCCGGCATAGTCCCGCAGCATCGTATAGATCTCCGCAGCGGCGAAGACGTTCCCTCCGGGGGAATTGATCCATACCGTGAGGTCTCCCTCCTCCCCCTCCAGTTCATCCCGGAAGTCCTGCGGCGTGATCTCATCGCCCCAGAAGGATTCCGAGTCGATCGGGCCTTCCAGCCGCAGCACCCTGCCACCGGTATCATCCCTGATCCAGTTCCAGAACTTATTCATCGTTTACCTCTCTTTCTGTTCTCCGGCTTCTCTTCCGGAGGCTCCTGCTGCTCTGCCTGCTCCGTCCGCGGCTCCTCCCGGATCTGCTGTTTCCCGGCATCTTCCAGGCGGACATAGCCGCCGTTCAGGTAATAGTCGTCGCCGCCCTTCTCCTCTGGGATCAGGTCCATGTTCTCAAGGCGCCTGCAGTCGTTTGGAGACAGGAAGCCGTTACTGATGCCAGTGGCGTACCCCTGCATCCTGGACTGGTAGTCACCCCGAAGGAGACCGTCCACGTTGAACTTGGGAAACAGGGTATCCTTCTCCTCTTCCAACAGCAGGTCCTTCACGATCGCCTGCTCGAACCTCACCAGCCATGGCGTCAGGGTATGGACCACGAAGTCGATTGACTGGTGCTCGATATTGGAGAAGGTCGCGTGCTCCAGGTCCTGCACCATGTGTGGCGGCACCCTAAAGATCCGGCAGATCTCATTGACGCCGAACTGCCGTGTCGACAGAAACTGGCTGTCTTCAGGCGGCAGGCTGATCGCCTTGTACTGCATCCCCTCTTCCAGGACCGCCACCTTGTGGGCGTTGTTTGCGCCACCGTATACCGCTGACCAGTTCTCCCGGATCTTACTCGGATCTTTCAGGACACCCGGGTGTTCCAGGACGCCGGACGGCTGTGCACCATTTTTGAAGAAGCTGCTGCCGTACTTCTCCACAGCCAAGGTGGTACCCAAGCTATTCTTCATCATGGCGATGGGGGAGAAGCCCACCAGGCCGTTGAATCCAAGCCCTGGCACGTGAAACACCTCATCATACCGGAAGTAGATATCCTTGTTCTGCTCTCCCGGCTTCTCATCGGTGTAGGCGTGGTAGATGTAATAGATCTGCCCTTTCTCATCCCGATCAGTCTCCACGTACTCCGGAAGCAGCGGATACAGAGCCAGGACGTTATTCTTCCCGTCCCGGATGATCTGGGCGTAGCTGTTTCCCCACAGAAGAAGATGGGTCATCATCGTCTCCCGGAAAGAGAAGCTGGTCATCTCCGGGTTGGGTTGCCTATACAGGAGCTTATACAAAGGATGGTCCAGTGCCTTCTCTTTCGAATTTTCACCGGCATTCATCCGGTACAGATGAAGCGGTAGTCCCGCCACCGTTTCTGCCAACAGTCGCACACAGGCGTAGACCGTTGCGATCTGCATCGCACTCTTCTCATCCACCCGCTCACCGGAATCTGCTCTCCCGAAGACGAAGGTCTGCCCGGAGTCGCGAACGTTATCCGTCACCTCCGGAATCTCGGGTGCATCTCTTGGGCTCATGCCCAGCCATTCGAAAAATCCCATCTTTCCTCCTAAAAGACCATTAGTCCTCGTTCATCATAGACGCTCCCTCGCTGCTCATTTCTGATCGCCCGGTCCAGCGCCATGACCGTAGCAATCGATACGTCGATCTTCTCTGTGCTCTTCTCTTTATCCATCTTGATGTTGCCGGCAGGATCCTGGCGCACAAACACGTTGTCCATGCACCAGCGAAGGACCGGGTGACCGCCATGGGCGATCCGCTTCTCCAGTGTCAGCTTCATCAGCTCCTTAGTGGGCGGAGACATGTCCTTGTAGCCCTGGCCGAAAGGGACCACGGTAAAGCCCATACCCTCCAGATCCTGCACCATCTGCGTCGCTCCCCATCTGTCGAAGGCTATCTCTAAGATGTGGTACTTCTCTCCCAGCTTTTCGATAAAGCGCTCGATGTAGCCATAGTGGATGACATTTCCCTCCGTCGTCTGAAGATCCCCCGTCCTCTCCCATGTGTCGTAGGGTACGTGGTCTCTCCGGATGCGGAGATGCATGCTATCCTCAGGAATCCAGCAGAAGGGAAGGATGATGTACTTCTCATCCTCTGTTCTTGGCGGAAAGACCAGCACAAATGCCGTAAGGTCTGAAGTGGAGGAAAGATCGAGGCCTCCAAAACACTCCCTGCCTACCAGCGCCTCCGGGTCTACTGGGAAAGCGCAGTCATCCCACTTATCCATGGGCATCCACCTAGTCGACTGTTTCACCCACTGATCCAGGCGGAGCTGCCGGAAGATGTTTTCCTCCGCAGGGTTTTCCTTTGCGGACTGATAGGCGTTTCGCACCTTCTCGATGTCGATCGTGTGCCCCAGGGACGGATTGGCGATATACCAGTTTTTTTCATCTGACCAGTCGGCATCGTCTGGGAGGCCATAGATCACGGGGTAGAAGGTAGGATCCCTTTTCCTGCCCGCCAGAATGTCCTCCGCTTTCATGTGCTGCTCAAAACAGATGGAGTTACGGTCCGTACCGGCTGTCGTTATCAGGAAGTAGAGCGGCTGCGTTCTCGCATCGCCGGAGCCCTTGGTCATAACATCAAAGAGCTCTCTGTTTGGCTGGGAGTGCAGCTCATCGAAGATGACTCCGTGTACGTTGAGGCCGTGTTTGGTGTAGGCTTCTGCTGACAGCACCTGGTAGTAGGAATTCGTCGGCACGTACACAAGGCGTTTGACTGACATGATCGGTTTGATCCGCTTTTTCAGTGCCGGGCACTGATCCACCATGTCGACAGCTACATCGAACACGATGGAGGCCTGCTGTCTATCGGATGCGCATCCGTACACTTCTGCAGCCCACTCGCCGTCACCGCAGGTAAGATACAGAGCAATCGCTGCGGCGAGCTCACTCTTCCCGTTCTTTTTTGGGATCTCGCAGTAGCAGGTATTGTACTGTCGATACCCGTTGTCCTTGACGGTTCCGAAGACTTCCCTGACAATCTCCTCCTGCCAAGGAAGGAGGGCGAAGTTCTCCCCGTGCCACCGTCCCTTCGTATGCTTGAGGTTTTCTATAAACCGGATAGCACGCTGGGCTTTACTCTCGTCAAACATCAGTGCCCTCCCATCAGGAGAAACTCCATCTCATCGATTTCCGCCTGCTTTGTATCACCGGCAATCATCCGGCTCCTGGCGGAGGGCGTAAGGCCGAACTCTGCTGCAGCCTGCATCATAATCTTCTGGTTGGAGTGAGCGATGGATACCTGGGGGACCTGCTGCCAGTAGCCGGTCTTGGTCTTTACGATGGATCCGTGCTGCGTGATAAATTCCTCCGCCTCTTTCCAACGTGCATAAGCCTGGCAGTAGGAGGCAAAAGCTGCGACGTCCAGGTCCGTCAGAAGTCCCAGATCAAAGAGGTTCTTGCAGAGCCGGTTCCACTCGGCTTGTGCTTCCTCTTCGAGCCAGTCAGGACATGCGGGAGGCTTCTTCTGCGAAAGCCGCGGCTCATGCATGTTTAACTGTCTCTTCCCGGGATTCCCCTCCAGGATCTTTACTGCCGTAGGCTTCGGCTTTCTTCCCTTCGTAGCCATATCTCTCACCTCCTCTCTGGCAAACAAAAAAGATCGCCGTTGGCGATCCGTCATCTCTATCTATACGAGAAAAAGGGCGGCTGCCCTGATTCCCGATATCTTTCGTTGTGGTAGTCTTTTTATCCTCTCTGCACTTCGACCAGCCATTCGGCTTCCGGGTGCTTCTCGCCGGTTGCTTTCTCGGTGACCAGGCTCTCTTCGTCGATGTAGCAAAGGTGGTTTCCGACCTTGATGAAGCGGACCGTCTCGTATCCGGCAATCCTTGTGCGGATCACCCGGGCGGTGCGGCTCTCGCCGTCGTAGCTCTTGCCGTCCCAGCCGTTAAAGGTGAAGGTCACTCGCTCTGCGGTCTTGTAGAAGTGGGTTTCAAATTCCTCTCTCGTGATCGCGGTGTTGGCTTCTCTCAGTTCCAGGTTTCTCTTCATTGCGTATGCGTTCATGGTCTTTCCTCCGTTTTGCTTTGTGTGGTGTTCCCTTTCGGTATGGACATATTCGCTCTACAGCCGATATATATCCAGTCAATTCGAAAAGTATTATGTACAAAGATCTGCGGCGGAAACTGTGTAATTTACATACGAGAAACACAGCCTGGCTGGGCTGCATTCCTGCTCTGTACCCGCTTCTCAGCGGAGGGCGTTTTCGAAGCGTTCCTTCTCCTCGGCTGTGTAAAGCTCTGTCCAGGGGTGCTCCACTCCGTCCAGGTCGAAGGTCGGGCCGTAGATGTAAAGGATGCGCTCCTGGCCGTCGAGGATGTGGTTGTCGGTTCTGATCCCTGCCGGGTGGAATCCGTAATCGGTGTAAAGCTGGTGGAGGGCCTGTTTGTACTCGGCGCTGGCGTTCGTGCGGATCGTCATGATCGTGCCGTAGTTCCATCCGTTCTTCTTCAGGTCGTTCTTCAGGTAGGTGTATTCGCTTCTCTCTTCTCTCTTCATTTTCGTATCCTCCGTTTTCTCTTTGTGTGGTGTTCCCTTCCGGTATGGACATATTCGCTCTAGTGGTGGCATATATCCAGTCAATTCGATCTGTAAGATGTACAAAGATTAGCGGCAGACACTGTGTACATTACACACGACAGAGAGGGCCCAATCAGCCCTCTTGTCCGTCCCTGGCTCCTTCAGATCCGCTCGATCCTGCAGGTAAGTCCGTCGATCTCCACCACCTCGTAGGTGGATCCCCGCCAGGAAATTTCCCGGATGCGGATCCCTACGTAGGGGGTACTCTGCTGCCGGTCGGAAAGCACCGTCCCATGCTTTTCCATCCAATCCGCAAGGCCCGCCATAAGCCTTCCCTCCTGCTTCATCTTGTCTGCGTAGTTCATGCCCGCCTCCTCTCAGTCCAGCGTGAACCGGATGCCCGGCACTTCGTAAGGCTCCTCGTCGCCCCACCGGCTTTCCCGCCTTGTGATGGTGCAAAGGCCCTTCATGGTGCAACCGGCTGCGGCGAGCTGGTGGAGGTTCTCCATCACCGCCGTGGAGGTGTTGGTGTAAACGAAGGTCCGGATCCCGGCTGCCTTCAGGGCATCCACAAAGTCCTGTACCTCCTTCTCCCAGAGGAAGTCGTCCATCTCAACCTCGTCTTCCTGCCGGCTGATGCTCTGTGCCCAGGCGCGGTAGGCTTTG